TTTTTGTTTTTGATTTTTATTGGTGATTGTTTTTTTGTTTTTGATTTTTATTGGTGATTGTTTTTTTGTTTTTGATTTTTATTGGTGATTGTTTTTTTGTTTTTTGAATTTTATTTTTTTTGATTTTTTGTTTTGTTTATTGAAAATTTTTATTGGGAATTAATTACATTATTCGTAATCAGCAATAGATTCATATATATCTAATGAAAATGCATTGTCATTGCGACATATAGGACAACGTGTATCCAATTCTCCATTAAGACGATTGAATACACCTCGGTAGCAAGTCACACAAACTGTATGACTGCATCCGTTTAATGTAAAACATTCGCACTCATTGAAGCAGATGCAACAATCTGTAGTGGATATGAGGGGTAGAGATAAAGGTGTGGATGGTTCATTATTTAATCGACCCCAATCAATGTGTGTATTATAAATACCACGGTCGGTATTGTAATTATCATCGTCGTCATTTAATACAAATTCAGCAACAGATGATGGTGTGTTATTATTATATAAATCGTTGTAAATGATATTATTGTTGAGACTATTTGTTATGGATTGTGAAATATTATATCTATAATACGAGTCTTCGTTGTTGATGTTGTTGTTCAAGTCGTTAAATAATTCTGGATCTTGAATAATATTTTGCTGATTCATTAAATCGTCTAGTACTACTGGGTAAGAGCCAGTTAATCCTTGGGTGTATGGGGTTGAAATCATTGCATCTGTTATAGCGGTGTTTCTAGTAGTGCGTAATTCGTTATTTAGTTCGTCAATTCTAGCAACATAAATATCATAATAATAATGAGGACATACTTCGTGCATTTCAGTCGTAGCCGACTCACCATTTAATCGCAAGTCGCGAAGAGATTCGCACATATTTTTAAAATAAATATAGAAGCATAAATTTTGTCTATAAATTCCAGCGTATCGTCGGTCTATGTAATGATTTTGATTTTGTTCTGTAAGGATAGGTTGATTTTCTTCAGCTGGGTGGTCTCCGTATGTTGGGATTCTCAAATGGTTCCACGATTCAGTAATATGAAATTCATCAGATACATCTATCTGTGGGAAAACCAATCGAGCAAAATCACGTACCTTTGTTGTAAACTCTGAGAGAGTCCAACTTGGATTCACGTCCATCGTGAATGTGTTGTCGTTTGCGTAAGCGAGTTTAAAACTATATTGTCTCCACATTTTCTTGACCGGGTAATTACTATAATAAACACAAATTTATTGAAATCATTTTTATTATTTCATTATATAAAATGCAAAACCTTAATTTTTATGATTATTTTTCTTTGTCTTCACAATTTTAATAATACATCTTTTTTTGTGTTTTTTATTTAATGGTACAACACAACCCACGTGTTTATTTTTTACAGTTTTTGTTTTTGTAATACATTTTGCTCTATATTCTTCATATTTATCCCTTACTTTTTCATAAGTAAGATAATTGGGTTTATGTAACATTTTATTTATAACATTATGAAGATTATACACATATGTTGAAAATGTTTTACGATTTTTCATATCATCCATTGTTAATGGTAATTGTTTAAAATTCTTAGATAAATTCATTCTACACGTTTTACAAGGCAAAATATTTTGCAAACTAAGAATAAAATTACGATAATTAATTTTATCTTCATCTGTTGGTTCCACTGGATAATTAAAGGATATTATATGTAAAAATAACCAAAGAGGTGGTCCGAATATATTCGAACTAAATCCATTATTTGCATTACTTTCAACCTCCTGAGTACTCATATAATTTATCCATATATTTGTTTTATTTGTCATACAAAACAAAGGGTGTAGTATCATTAGTTACATCACTTTCGTCTACATCCTTCTTTGGTAATTCATTACAATTTATAATTTCATCACTTGAAATATTTTCTATAATACAGTTAATACAACCATACATTGATAGTATCAAATTTTTTGTATTTTGCATATGTTTATCTTTATTAATTGGTATAATTTTATTATGAATATTATTAATTTCATTTTCAAAGTCGTCTATTAAAATATTCAACATATTAGCAAACTCGTTGCATTTTACATTTTGTGCTTCTAATAAAGAGGTTATAAAATATTGTGTATCATCTACAGATTGTAATATATTTGATTTAATTGAATTTGTATCTAGACTTGTCCTATCACCTAATGACGAATTTGTATCTAGACTTGTCCTATCACCTAATGACGAATTTGTATCTAGACTTGTCCTATCACCTAATGACGAATTTGTATCTAGACTCGATGTATCATCCATTATATTGTATTAATAATATAACTATTATAATTTATTTATCATCAATTAAATGTAAATCATCTATTGTATATTCTTTATTTTTATTTTGAATATCTCCGGATGTTTTGAGAGAACAGTATAACTCACGAATAACATTTGATGGGGCGATTGAACCTTCTCGAATAAATCCACGTTTTCTTAGATAAGATTTAATTTCAGTAATATCTTCTGTTTTTAATTTTTTGCATTCATCAATAATATTTTTTCGAGTAGATGGATTTTTTAATAAAATTCCAACACGTGTATTATTTTTATGTTTCGATTTTCCCAAGTTATATTTATTATGTATAGTTTTTTTTATTTTTTTATTTATTTTGATGGGAACTTTTTGTGAGGGTAATAATTGTTGTATTTGTGAATTGGTGTTATAAGAAGGTGGAATAGATGGAATAGGTTGGATAGGTGGATTAGAATGTTGTATATCTTTTATATGATTGATTGAAGGTGGAACACTTTGTATAATCGTCTCGTTTATATTACTAGGTACAAGAGTAGGAGAAGGTGTAGGATTAGGTGTAGGATGAACTTGTATATTATGTGATGATGCAATAATTTGTGAGTTTGATTCATCTTGTATAATTGATTGTTTCATAGGCTGTATATTAGGCTGTATATCTTGTTGTAAAAATTGAATTGTAGAATCACGTTTAGGAGAATTATTATTTGCATCACATAAAGATGATGTTCGTTTCCATTCACGGAAGCATTGTTTTTGTCCATTTTTCATATTACCCCAAGGAATTTCATTATCAACCGAATATGAAAATGCCTTTTTTGTTTTATTATGTGATTTTTTTTTATTTTTTGCTTCATCTAACATATTTTGAACATATTCAATATCATTTTTGATATTTATAATAGGATCCGATGATTGTTTGAGAGGATTGTGAGTATCATTTGCGACTTCTTGTTTTTTTTTATTTTTTAATCTACTTGTAATTAAATTATAAATATCTGTATTTTTGATTGGAATATTGACATTTTTATTAGTAGATGTATTTTTTCGAGACTTTGACTTTTTATTACCACTCATCTCAAATAGTTGAGGGTCGATATTAATTGATTTTGTATCCATTTATTTATACAAGGTATAATTAAAATTAATTATAAACTTTGAATAATGTAAATAATTATATGGGTGATAAAATAGCTGAAATTACTAAGCAAATACAAATATGGAATGATATTACCAATAGTCAATTTGTAATACACGATAATCCAGAAGATGTGAGTAATTTATTAGACGCAAATGTTTCTATTGACGTATCGTGTATTCAATTATTATTTTACAAATATGCATTAATAACCAATTATGATTTTTCGAAGAAACCTCAATTAATTCCAATATTTATGATTTTATTCAAATATGTAATTTTAGAAATATATAATTTATTTTACAATCTACCACAATCTCAACAAACAATTGACAATATATTAACACAACTAAGAAATGATATATCTAAATTACTACCTGAATATAACGATTCACTTGGAGAATTTGTCACCTCACAAAATCAACATATACAAGCTAATATACCAACAGACAAAGATACTTTAACGTATAAAGAAGCGTCAAAAATAAATACTACTGGTCATAATTGGAATGATTCGGTAAATTCTATTAATTCATTAATTGGCCAAATTACTACAGCATCTTTATCAGATACAACTTTTTTACAAAATGTAAAAGAGGCTGTATATTATCCATATTTACATATGATGTTAATTATGGGAATAAATTCAATATCAAGTCAAGAAAATGAAGACTTACTTCTATTGACATATTGTATATTAACGTTTGTTAATGTATTAAACGTCATTAATAAAATAAAAGGGGTTAATGATTTATCACCAGATACGAGTCCACTTGGAATTGACATACTAAACAATATTATGGGTTTGGATAATACAGCTATTGATATGGATGCATTAATGAATCTTTTTATAAACGAAATAATTAAAAAAAAATATGCATATAGTGATGATAATCCAGAGTATAGGAAGTTATTGGACGTATCAATATCTTTATTTAGATGTATTTTTACGATGAATTTATGTACAAGTACGAAAAAAATTAATGATGATGCAAATGAGTGTCAAGATATTGTAGATAATTTATCTCAAACAATTGGAAATATGTATATACTATTAGGAGAAACCCATAAAATTCAGTATAAAGACGCTAAAAAATCATTAGTTAATATTTGCAGTAGTTCATTTCAAAATATAAATCCAAGCAATTCAGGAAATACAAATAATACTTCTCCAATAAATGGAACTACTGTAAACAGTGATAGTGATAGTGATGATGATAGTATTAATGGAAATGCCAATGGAAGTAATATTGGCAGTAGTATTGGTAGTAGTACTAGTAGTAGTGACAGTGATAGTGGCAGCGTTGTAAGTAATTTTAATGAAAGTGATGATGGTGATAATGAAACAAATGTAAACCAAAAAACAACGAATAAATCTATAAATAAATTAAAAGAGGATTTTTCAGCATCTTTTTTACATTTAATAAATGGTTTGATGCAAATGATAGAAGAGGCAAAAAACGCTCCAAGTGTTGATAATGCAAATAACAATGTTTATAATGAAGATTTAGATAAATTAGAATTTTATAAAAACGAAAATGATATACTTCACGGAGAATTAAACGCACTTCAAGGAGAATTAAGTGCTCTTCAACAAGAGTATCAAAATATCGATGATGAAAATATTAGATTAAAACAAGCAATGCGAAATTCACAACCACAAAGTCCACCATCAACAAATACATCACAACCACAACCGAGTCCACCATCGTCACCAAATACAACAAATACATCACAACCACAAAGTCCACCATCGTCACCAAATACAACAAATACACCACAACCAAGTCCACCATCGTCACCAAATACAACAAATACAACACAACCACAAAGTCCACCATCAACAAATACATCACAACCACAACCGAGTCCACCATCGTCACCAATCCAAAACACTCAACAAATAATTAATAATATTACCGATATTTGTACGAATATTACTACTTTATCCAATGATCTTATTATTCAAATGTTAAATGATACAGATATTTCAGATAATGATAAATCACTTATACGTGATTGTAAAACATTATCGAGTTTGATTCAGAGTGAATTAAAGGATGATGTGTCTAATATTTCAGATGTTGAATTGCAGGAATTGAGTAAAAATTTAACAGAAATTTATTCTATATTAAAAGATATTAATGATGATAGTAATAAACAAAATGTAACTCAAAATTTTACTAAACTAGAAAATAGTTTGGGTAAAAATAAACAAATTATTGTCAGGTTTGGGTGGAGTTATAGTATGGGTGGAAAAAAAAGTGTTACAATGAGAAAACGAAGAAAAAATTATAGACGAAGAACACCAACACGTAAACAAAAAAATAGGCTACATCCAAAAAAATATTATAAGTAATTCACGTGTAGTATATAAAAATAAAATGATTAGTAAATCCATCTTTGATTGATACAATAAAATATACCAAAGATGGATTGTCCCGAAATTTCCAATAATGCAACTTTCAATGAAACGAAGGAGAATATATGGATGTTAATTGAATCATATTTTAAAGATAAACATTTGGAAAATTTAGTAAGACATCAGCTCGAATCTTATAATAATTTTGTAAATTATCAAATTATGAAAACAATCGAGATGTTTAATCCGGTTTATATTGTATCACCTCAAGATTATGATGAAAAAACAAAAATGTATTCATTGGAGATTTTCATCACATTCAAAAATTTTAATATTTATCGTCCACAAATCCACGAAAATAATGGTGCGATTAAACTTATGTTTCCACAAGAAACACGTCTAAGAAATTTCACATATTCCTCCAATATGACTATCGATTTGCACGTGAAATATGTGGTTCGTTCAGGGGAAGATCTATCACACGTGCAAACATTCCATAAAGTTATTCCTAAAATACAAATTGGAAAAATACCTATAATGTTAAAGTCAAATATTTGTATTCTTTCTCAATACAAACACGTGGATAATATTCATACAGGTGAATGTAAATTTGATGCAGGAGGTTATTTTATTATTAATGGTTCCGAAAAGATTGTATTGGGTCAGGAAAGGGCTGCCGAGAATCGTATATATTGTTTTAATGTTGCGAAACACCCCAAATATTCTTGGATGGCTGAAATTAAATCTGTTCCTGATTTCAAATGTATATCTCCAAAACAAATTAATATGTTTATCGTAACTAAGAATAATGGGTTTGGTAATCCAATTATGGTACAAATATCTAGAGTGAAACAAGTGATTCCACTTTGTATTGTTTTTAGAGCTCTGGGAGTTATTACAGATAAAGAGATATGTGAAATGATTACATTAAATTCGGTTACAGATGAAAAAACACGACATATATTAAAATGCATTCAAGCATCTATTGTTGATGCAAATAATTGTTTAACGAAGGAGGATAGTATTCGTTACATTATGTCATCCGTAATGTATACACCTATGAATATGGATCGGGAGACGGGTGCTAAAAAGAAGTATGACGTGACATTAGACATTTTGTCAAATGATTTGTTCCCCCATTGTAATACATTGGAACAAAAGAAGTATTTCTTAGGATATATGGCCCACAGATTAATCAAAACGAGTATTGGTATTCTTTCTCCAGATGATCGAGATTCGTATCTAAACAAACGTGTCGATTTAACAGGTTCTTTATTAAATAATTTATTTCGTAATTATTTTAACAAGTTGGTAAAAGATGCCGAGAAACAAATTATTCGTGAAATTAATACCGGTTCTTGGCGAAGTACAGAAGATTATTCCAATATCATTACAATGTCAAATATAAATAAAATCATCAAATCTAATACAATAGAAAATGGTTTGAAAAAGGCATTATCTACAGGTGATTTTAGTATCAAACATTCAAATACAAGCAAAGTTGGTGTAGCGCAAGTTTTAACACGTCTTACATATATTTCTGCAATTAGTCATTCAAGGCGTATTTCAACACCTATTGACAAAAGTGGAAAATTAATCCCCCCTCGTAAATTACACAACACATCGTGGGGGTTTTTATGTTGTTCCGAAACACCAGAAGGTCAATCTGTGGGTGTTGTAAAAAATCTAAGTTATATGACACACGTAACCATTCATTCCAACTCAATCCCTATTTATGAATATGTGACTCCATATATAATAGAATTATCAAATATTTCTGATGTAAAACTTATTTACAATCTTGTGAAGGTTTTCGTAAATGGTTGTTGGTTGGGAGTTACTGAACAACCATTGGAACTTTATGCTATGTTAAAACAACGAAAACATAATGGTACTATTAATATTTATACTTCTATTATATTTGATTATTTACATAAAGAGATTCGAGTTTGCAATGACTCGGGTAGATTAACCCGCCCTGTTTTGCGTGTGCAAAACAATAGTGTTTTAATTGGTGAGAATATTTTAAAACGATTGGAAGACAATGAACTATCGTGGGATGATATGCTCAATGAGTCTAAAACACCTACGTCTGTCATCGAATACATTGATCCTGAAGAACAAAGTATGGCATTAATTGCAATGAATGTTGGGAACTTAATAGAAAATGAAAAATATAAACTGCAAAAATTCACACATTGTGAAATACACCCAAGTACAATGTTTGGAGTGGCTGTTTCTTGTATCCCCTTTCCGGATCACAATCAATCACCAAGAAACACATATCAAGCAGCTCAATCCAAACAAGCAATTGGTGTTTATGTAAGTAATTATCATCAAAGAATGGATAAAACTGCATATGTATTGTCTTATGCAGAACGCCCATTAGTTGAAACTAGAGTTATGAATATGTTGAAAATTGTAGAATTGCCAGCCGGAAATAATGTAACTGTTGCAATTATGACACACACTGGTTACAATCAAGAAGATTCTTTGTTGATTAATAAAGGTTCCATTGATCGAGGTATGTTTTTAGCAACAGTATATCACACGGAAAAGGATGAGGATAAACAAAAAATTAATGGGGATGAAGAGATACGATGTAAACCTGACCCTACAAAAACGAAGGGTATGAAAATGGCAAATTATGGTAAATTAAATGCAGATGGCGTTGTTCCTGAAAATACATTTATTGAAAATAGAGATATTATCATTGCAAAGGTTACACCAATAAAAGAAAATAGAACGGATCCATCAAAGCCAATTAAATTTGAAGATCAGAGTCGTATGTATAGGTCAATGGAAGAAACATTTATTGATAAAAATTATATTGATAAAAATGGGGATGGTTATAATATGGCAAAGGTAAGACTAAGAACAACCCGAAAACCGGTTATTGGTGATAAATTTTGCAGCCTTCCGACACAACAAGTATTAACAAATATGGGTTGGGTAAGAATATCTGATATTGATACAACAATCCATAAATGTGCAACATTGGACCATAATAATAATCTTATTTATGAATATCCCACTGCAAAATATGAATATCCCCATAATGGTGATATGTATCATATCCATACAGACGATGTTAGAGTTACTTGTACAATGAATCATAAATTATATGTAAATATAATTGAAAATTCATTCATCGATGATGATTTCTTTGATTTGTTTGATTATTTTGAATCAACCCCAACCCATAGCGATGATATTATATTTAAATTAACGGAAGCATCACAGGTAGTTGGAAAGCCTATACAATTTCAACAATCTGTAAATAACAATTTCAAAAATTCACTTGGTTATTATCTAAATGGAGTGAATATTCCATTAAATATATTACTACTTCTAAACAGTGTCTATTATCATATCGGTTACTCCGATAAGAGATTAGGTACATTTATATTTCAACTTCAAGGGTGTCCAAACTATAATTATAAAACTGTATCGGGAATATTTCATTTATTAAAAATCAATTTTACATATATCGAATCAAATGAACAAATTATAATTCAAAAATGTAAATATCCAGAATTGGAAACTATCTTTTATTCATATGATGAAAATAAATTCCCGGAGTTTATCTGGACACTGTCAAAATCATTATCTATACATTTCCTTGGGTTATTATTTCGCTCTCCATATAAAGAAAGAGGTAATATTATTCAATCATCACCAAACTTTGTAATTACAACCCATAAAGAGGAGTGGATTAATGATATTACACGTCTCGCGATTCATTGTTCATATAATTCTAAAACAACTGTGGAAAAATATCCAACGGTTGTATATTATATTGAAATTATTACAACCAATTTACAACCTATTGTAAATATGACCGAAATAGAGGATACAGTCATTTATTATACAGGTAATGTTTATTGTATTGAAATGTCAACCTCACACGTATATATATCACGCGAATCAACATTTTCACCATCTATTGTTATTGGTAATTCCAGTCGCAGTGGACAAAAAGGAACAGTTGGTGCAATTATACCAGAGGCGGATATGCCTTATACTGAAAGTGGAATAAGACCAGATATTATTATTAATCCTCACGCCATCCCATCGAGAATGACAATGGCTCAATTAAAAGAAACATTGTTATGTAAAGTTTTAGTTATGTTGGGTTTATTTGGAGATGGTACAAGTTATGGTGATATGGATGTATCGACTATTTCTGACAAATTATTGAATCTTGGATATGAAAAAAGTGGTGATGAATTATTATATAATGGAATTACAGGTACACAAATCGAATGCAATGTATTTGTTGGACCGGTATTTTATCAAAGATTGAAACATATGGTTAGTGATAAATATCACAGCCGTTCAACTGGACGTATGGTTAATTTTACCAGACAGCCTGCAGAGGGTAGAAGTCGTGATGGGGGACTTCGATTTGGAGAAATGGAACGTGATGCAATCATATCTCACGGAGCATCGCGATTTATCCGTAGCAGAATGTATGATGTTAGTGATAAATATCAAATACACGTTTGTAAACAATGTGGTATGATTGCATCCTATAATGATAAAATACACATTCATATTTGTCATACTTGTGGAAATCGTACAGACTTTTCATATGTAGAAATCCCATATGCTTGTAAATTAATGTTCCAGGAATTAATGACAATGAACATTGTCCCACGAATGATTACCGAATAATATGATAAACGTATATAAAAAATAAAAATTTTAATAGAAAAATGTATCACATTTATATGTAAAAATTTTTTATCAGTGGTATATAATAATGGATGAAACTAGTTGTAAATATGTATGTTCGAGAGGGTTATTAAAATCGTGTGATTATTATTCATATGATCCAAAGAGTAGTATTAGTACTTTGGATAAATATCCAAAGTATACAACAAAAAATTTTAAAGATATAGATCATTATCCTATTATACACGTATGCACTAATGCATTTAACGATTTTTTAAATAGATTATTTCCATATCTTAATCATCCTTTTATTCTTGTTACAAATGATTCTGATATAACAGTTCCGAGTGAAATATTTATAAATAATGATAATTTCAATAATTTTATAAATTCACAATTTCTAGTACATTGGTATTCACAAAATCTTAATATTTCTCATCAAAAAATGACACGAATTCCGATTGGTATGGACTATCACACTATGGTGAGGCAAAAAAATATTTCTCCAGTTACTCAAGAAGAACTATTAATTTCCATAAAGAATAATTCATCCCCTTTTTGGGAAAGAAAAATAAAATGTCACGGTTCATTTCAATACAATATTGGTTCGAGATATAGCCGCGATCGGCGAGGCGCATTAAATGATATTCCCGCGGATTGTATCGATTATCAAACAAAATTACCACGCGATAAAACGTGGGAAAATCAAATAGAATATGCTTTTGTAGTCAGTCCTCACGGACACGGATACGACTGTCATCGTACTTGGGAATCTCTTATATTAGGTTCTATAGTTATAGTAAAAAAATCTGGATTAGATGAATTATATAGAGACTTACCTGTATTAATAGTAAATGAGTGGAGTGATATTAATATGGAATTATTAGAATCAACTGTTGAAAATTTCAAAAATAAACAGTTTAACTATGATAAATTGTTATTAAAATATTGGGTCGATAAAATACGTTATAATATATAACTCATAAAAAAAATAATAGGCGAATTATCGCCTATTATTTTTGTTTTTATTTTTTGTTTTTATTTTTTGTTTTTATTTTTTGTTTTTATTTTTTGTTTTTATTTTTTGTTTTTATTTTTTGTTTTTATTTTTTGTTTTTATTTTTTGTTTTTATTTTTTGTTTT